ACGTATTCATATCTTCTTGGATCATCCTTATTTGTTGTGACATCACCATTTGTTAAAAGATAATAAGTCTTAGTAACTTTATGGCTTTCATTTTCTTTCTTTGGATAGAAAACTACTTTATTAACTGAATATTGATCAGTGTCTGTAATCTTTAAATCATGAATAGCTTTTAAGTCGTGACGTAGTTTTGTTGCCTTTGTAATCTCGTCAATAATAATGTAGATTGAGTCAAATCTTCCTCTGACAAAACCAACTTTATATTTAACAATGATTCCATAGGTTTTTGAGATGAGTTCAATTAAATCTTTAATATTTATTAAAGAATCATCTCCATAAGATAATGTTCCAGTAACAGAAGCGTTGACAGTAATATCAAGATAGCTAAGGTTCTGGAGATTATCTGTGTTGTTAATAAATGCTTGTTTAATCTTATCCCTTAATAGCAAGCAGACATCACCGCTATATGATTCAATAGGAATATCCATATCAAATAGTTCTTTAAAATCTAAACATTGAACTTTATACGTTCCATCTTTTTCTTGAGTTAAAGCTTCAATAATTCCGATGTAATTTAGATCTTTTTCTTTAAGAACTACTAGATCACCAATTTTGGCATTTAGAATACTCTTATTAACTTTAAACGATGACTTTTGAGAAACCACCATATCGATAACAAGTTCAAACTCAGTAGAGATATATGCGTTATCTTTATAGCTTAGTGTTTTCCTATCTAAAAAGATTAATTGCATAATTAGTTACCAAGATATCCTTCTATCATCGTTATAAAACACTTAGGCGTTTCGTCTGTTCCTGGCTTGAACTCAATATCGAATATTCCTTTATCTAAAAAGATAAAGTTCTCACAAGTGAAATCCTGATACTCATAAGCATTAAAGGTTTCACCATTTTCAGAGATTTCTATTTTTTGGTTGGTTGGATAAGCATCAACCTCAATTTTTGCATTTTCAGATTCATAGTAGATCTTAAGTTTCGATACCACTACTCCATCCTTTTTAATTAAGATTTCAGGATTAAGAAACGCTCCCTGAATAACTATTCTAAGAGGCGCTTTTGCATAACCTTTATTCTCAATTGTTACAGTTCCCATATAAGTATCTGAATAAGTATATGGATACGAATATGGATAAATTTTACCATCACTATCAACATCAATTACTACTTCTCTTGTTGTCTTTTTAAACCAATAAGAGAGTTTTTTAATTTGAAGTTCGCATGATAGCATTCCACTTACGATTTGGCCTTTTGATAAAGATAAAACTTCACAATCAATGTATCTGGTATCATCATCCTCATAATAAAGATTTAATGATTCAGAGTTTTCAATAAAAGATAAAAAGGCTCTGTATTGAGCATATCCTTCAAAGAAAGCTAAACTAAAGTTAATCTCACTGATTGGATTCTTTTCACTTAACTTCTTATAGAAATTATCGTAATCAGAAAACTTAATATCTTTATCAAAGCCAAGACCAGTAACGTTAGTGATATAGGCTGAACCTATTTTATCAAAGTAGTATGTTTCTTGTTTATCATTAACTAGATAGAATTTCCTCATAGATAAGAACCTCCTAAAGCATTATTTAATGAATCAATATCGACAGTACTACTTGAGGTATTAATTGTTATTTGGTTAGAAACATTATTGTTTGTTGTGTTATTAGTATTTGATTTGTTTCCACCACCAATATTGAAAGTGTCTGCAAACCAACTGCCGATATCACTAAACAAATCGCCTAACCATCCAAATGCACCATTAATCTTATCTAAAATCCATTTAACTGCTTCAATAATAGCGTTAAGGATATCTAAGATTGGTTTTAGAATTTGGAATAAAACTTCAAGAACAGGACATATAACTGCTTGAATGATCTGTGCGATCACTTTAAGAATCGGTGACAAAGCAGAAATGATAGAGAATACTGCTTGAAGTAAAACAAATAAAGGTTGAAGCAAAGTATTAATAAGTGGAGATAAAACCTCCATTACTGAAGCAATAACATCAACAATTATAATGATTACTTCTAGTATTGGTTCTAGAATTGCCATGATTATTTGAAGCACAGGTTCTAGGACGTCACCTACTATTTCAATTACAGTTGTTATCAAATCTATAATTACTGAAAGGATGTCTCCTATAACTGAAATAATATCGATGATTGTTCCTAGGACAGAATCAATAAGCTTTGTGACGACTTCTATTATTTCAACAACCAAATCAATGATTATTCTGATAATAGACATTATTGGATCAAGAAGTTTTTTGATGACATTTATTACCGGAACTAAAACATTAGTTAGTTCATTTATGATGCTTTTAATTACTGGAATTAAATCTTTGATTAAATTCACAATAACTTCTATGACATCAATAATCGGATCTAAAATCTGATCTAATAAATCAACAACGACATTGATTACTTCATTGATTAAATCAATAATCACTTCAATAATCGGCATCAAAGCTTCAACAACATTTGAAACCAAATCCATAACAACATCTAGGACTTTTCCTATTTCTTGTAATATGGTTTTTAGAAGCTCTCTAAATTTCTCGTTTTGAAGTAATAACACTGCTAAAACTGCGATTAAAGCTCCCCAACCTGCACCAGCAAGCTTGGAAGCAACATCAACAGATTTTATTGTTGTGACAACAGTTTTTATTGCTGGTATCAGTTTTCCAATTACAGTAAGAATTGGACCAATTGAAGCAATAACTCCTGTTGCTATTCCTATGGTCTTTTTAAGGCCACTTGATAGATTACTCCACCATTCAATAGCCTTCTTTAGAGCAGGAACTATCTTATTTTGAATTGCCTCGCATAGTTTAGAAATAATAGGTACAACTTGAACTGCAATTGCTGTTCCTACACTAGCTAAGCTTTGCTTACATCTAGCAAGTTCATCAGTAAAGTTTCCAGCAATATCAGCTTCTTCATTTGTGACAATTCCTAGATCATGAGTCTCTTGCCTTAAGGCATTTATTTGTTCTGAGGTTGCACTCAAAACTTGAGTAAGTTCACTACCAAGTTTGTCTCCAAATATCTCATTAGCTATTGCTGTTCTTGTTGCTTCATCCTTTACTTGCGATAAAGCATTTCTTAATTTAGTAAAAGCCTGGTCAGTATCTAATCCAGATAAATCAGATAAAGAAAGCCCTAGTTTATTTAATGTTTCTTCTACGCTTGTTCCATTGCCATTAGCAATATCACCAAGAAGTGCATTAACTTTAACTAGAGCTTTTTGCATTGAGTTTGAATCAACTGCTAGGATGTCACAGGCATGAGCCCATTCCTGATAAGCTTCAGCAGATAAATAAACCTTTGAAGCGTTATCTCCTATTTCATCAGCTGAGTTCATTGATGCAATAGTCAAACCTGATAAGGCAGTAACCGCGCCTACAATAGGTCCAGTTACATATTTAGTTAGGCTAGAACCAACCTTAGCAAGTTTGTCCCATTTAGCATTTCCTAAATCATCGATTTTCTTTGAAGTATTTTTAAGTTCATTATTTAATTTTGATACCTCAGCTTCAGTGTATTGGACACTTCGTTTTAGTTTATTAAACTCATCTTCACTCATTGCACCGATTTGAACAGCTTTTTTAGCTTCTTCTAATCTTTGATTTTGAGCATCAAGTTTTGCTTTAGTATCTGTTAATATTGAATTTAAAGTAGTCTGTTTCTTTTTCCAAAGTTCAACATTAGTTGTATCGTACTTTAAAGAGTTGTTAATGGCCTTTAGATCTTGACTCTGACTTTTTAAGTCAGCATTTAAATCTTTTAACTTACTATCAAGTTCAGTAGTATCTAAACCTAGTTTTATATTTAAACCTTTTACTGTCTCTGCCATTTACACCACCTCCTTATAGTAAAAATAAATCAATATCGCTTTGCGTAGCCCTCCTACTTCCTACTTCGTTTTTGTTTAACATTTTTTCTTGAATATCTAAGACTTCAAGATAAGTTGAAACATCAAAAAGTTCAGCATCTCTTAAAGAAATGCCTAATTGAGCCAAGTTATAAATAATGTTTGCTGTAGGGCTATGGTTTACACTTGACTCTTTGCTAGGGATTGACTTTAGGACCGTTGTTCACTTTTATAAGTTCGCCAATTGCATGAGCTAACTCATCTAGTGCTTTTTCATCACCAATAATAGAAAAATCTAAATCATCAATGAATTCCTCATATGATTTGTTTGTAAAAGGTCTATGAAGCACATATGTGATTCTAAAGATTACATTTACAATTCTTGAGATTTCATCTTCAGCTTTTCCTTTTAAACTATCGATGACCTTAACATCGCTAAAAAGTTCTGTTCCAAAGATCTCACGATATTTAAGAACAGTCCCTAAAGAAGATTTAAGTTTGTATTCTTTTCCTTGAATAGTTACGGTTTTTTCCATGATTACTCTCCTAACTTAATGTTGGAATTACAGGTGCTGTTGTTAAGAATGTCGCATAATTTGTACATCCTGCATCAGCAGAGATTTTAAGGATAGAGTTACCTCCACCAGCATCAACTGGACGAACTGTAATATTTAATGTAATAGAATTAACTTCAATTGAATCTGCCTTAGTTTTACTAGATTCACTAATTGGAGTTACAGTACAGAAATAGAACCAAGTACGTCTTGCATGTTCATCACCTTGGATTTCAAATCCTAAAGCAAATGTAACAGTTGGTGCATTTGCTACTTCTACAACGTTATTATTTGTAGTAATAACCTTATAGCCTAGAACATCTTTCTTAAAAGAAAGAGGTAAGTCAGTAAGCTTTAAAGATAAAGTTCTACCAGCTAATGAATTAACTGTTTTAACAATTTGATCATCAGCATTAACATTTGTTGAGCCACCTACTATTTCACTGGAGATTTCTTGTGCTCCAGGAAGAGCAACTGGTGTAGCAAATGAAATACCATCTTCATCTTCTGTAACGATTGAGTAGTAAGCATTTTTTAGACCATATGTAATTTTGTTTGCCATTATTTAATTTCCTCCATATAAATTTCATAAACTCTATTAAGCGATTTATCTTCGTTTCGAGATTCACTTAATAAAGAAAAAGCTAGATTGTTATCTAGCAAAGCACTCTCCAAAGTTTGCTCTAAGGTTCTGTTTTTACTTTTAGTAACTAAGGTAATCTGAATACTAGATTTATAAACACCTGGTTTATCATCTTTAAAGTCAGATGGCCTTTTTGTTACTTCTTGATAAACGATAAAAGGCATCTCTGCATTATCTTCGTTATCATAGACATTAGTACCATAAAACACTTTATTAGGAAGTGCATTATTCAAAATGGAGTAAAGAGTAGTTAGTTCCATTTATCTACCTCCATTTTTAATTATGCTTTTTATATCCTCTAGCATTTGAGGAGTGAAAGTCTCATAAGCAGGTCTCATAAAAGGTCTAGCCATGACAAACTTTCCACTTTTATGTTTGAATCCAAGTTCAATTAAATGAACTAGTCTCCCTTTTGTTTTAGAAGAAATGAATATTGTTTTATTCGTTCCTTCGCCAACAATAGTAAGTCCAAAAGAATCTGATAAGTGTTCATTACCATGATTGCTTCTTGGACAGTTTGATTTGATATATTCAAGAATCTGATCTGCTGTTTCATCCAGTCTAGTTTCAATAGAAACTAAAACATCATCACTAAAGTCTTTTATTAAATCGGTAAGTTTGATACCTAAGTTATCAATAGACTCAGACATCAGAAACCTCGATATCGGTTTTTCCTAGGTATAGTTCTAAGAACTGTCCATTTTCATATGTCCTTTCAATTTTATAAAGTACATTATCGATTAAACAGAATTTAGATTGATCAAAAAGGAATGATTGAATCACTACCTTCTTTTCAATTTCTACACCTAATGAAACATTAGTTTGATGTTCTAACTTTGTAATAGATCTAAGTGATCCTACTATTTCTTTTCTAGACTGAACTACATTAGTTTTAGATCCAATTGAATCTTTAGTTGAGACAATGGTTAGAAGTGTGAGAGCGGTATTTGGTGAATTAGGAAACATCAGGAATCTCCCATGTTAATGCTAATTGCTTCAAGAGAAAGTCAAATGACTCTGGCAGTGGCTTTACTTCACCATTGTTGTTAAAACCATAAAAAGTTTTACAGTAAATCAATATTAAAGCTTCGACCAGACCATTATTGCCTTCTATAACTTCGCTTGGTACACCTGTTGATTTTATTAATTCCTTACAAGAAACAATATGAACATTAAGTTCTGTATCAGCAAATGTCTCCGCCAAAGGAATCATTAAAGATTTCTTGACTTTATCTAATATAGATAATTCTGCCATAAGGCCACCTCCTCTCACACTTCTTTATTTATTAGTCTTCAGGTGGAGTTGGAACAGATTTCTTGATTCTTAAGAAACCATTAAATCCGACAACATTACCACCAGTAAATACTGATGCTTTGTAGCAGATGATTCCATCTTTGAACTTGTAATCAGTAGATTTAGCAATTTCAACAGGAGAGAATACAGGAACTTCATAGTTCTTTAATGAACCATAAGCGATACAGTATGTTCCATCAGTTGTTGCAGAATCACTAATTGCAGAACAGTTGGAATTGATGATATAAGGAATACCATCGATTGTTTGTGCTTTGTAATCAATAGTATGGACTTTTCTACCTTCAGTAGTTCTTAATGAAGCGAATGCACGTAAGTCAGCTTTATTAAGAATTAAAACTGCATCGCCTTCTACTTCTTCATCACCGCCATAACCATAGATGATCTTATCTAATGTAGTATCATCAATAGCTGTGATAGCGATGTCTTTAGCTGTTTCAATTGCACCAGCACTTGCTGAGAAAATACCTGTGAAGTTATTTGTTTGACCATTACCAAGAATGATTTGTGAAGCAATTTTCTTTTTCAAAGAAATTTCGATGTTCTTTAAAACTTCTGCTTGATATGGAATGTCAGGTAACTTTTCAAGTTCCTCAGTAATTTCTGTATAGCAAGTAAGTTTAACTTTAGAGATTGTTACATAATCAAATGTTGGTTCAGTTGATGTGTAAGCATTAGCTTCAGTTGTATTGCCTGCTGTACCATGTGATTTAACATAAGATTTCTTATATGTTTCACCACCGTTTAAGTTAAGTAAATTAACTTTATCAACGATTGAAGAGAATTCTTTAAATGGATAAGGACCGACTTGTTTATCAACATGAGTTGGAAGTAAGATACCATCGCTAGAAACTTTAACAGTTCTTGATTCTCTTAAATCCTTACCACGTTGTTCTAATTCTTGTTTTGTTTCAGAGTTAGTTTCAACAGTAACGACCTTAACTTCAGTTTGAGATGCAATGCTCATTTTCTTTTCAATCATTGCTCTTTCTTCTTGTAAAGAAGAGACTTCTTTTTCTAATGCAGATAACTTTTCTACATCAGTTTCATCTTGGCTAGCGTTTCTGATTTCAGTTAATCTAGCTTCGATTTCAGATTTTCTTTTAATCAAATTCATCGTTTTTTCCTCCTAGATTTGTGATTTAATTTGAATTCTTTTTCTGATGATTTCAGCTTTTGCTTGTTGCTCTGCTAAATCCATAGCCTTTAGCTCCGCATCCACGATTTCTAAAGAACGAGCATGAATACTTGTTGCATCATAAGCTGGAGTGTCGACAATAGAAACATCGTATAATCTCTCAATTCCAAGGATTCTACGAACAGGTATTTTTCCTGATCTATCCCAGCTTTGCTTTGCTACAGTAAACGCAAAACTCATCTTATCTAAAAGTCCGGCTTGAACCATCTTATAGATATCTTTGTTTGATTCTGTATCTAATAGTTCTGCATGAACTTTAAGACCTTTTTCATCAACCTCTAATGTTAGAGATTTGTTTTTAGTTCTCGCTAAGATTAGGAAGTTGTCCATGTGATTGTACTTAAGCGGTACATCCTTCATCTGCGATTCCTTTAATGATTCTTTATCAATGATTTCTTTGAAGCCATGTTCCTCATCACCAATTAAAGTTTCACTTTCAAAGACTATTGCATAGCCTTCTAGGATCATCTTGCCTTCTGCTTCTTCTGTACGAAGTTCAGCAAGTCTGACCTCTTTATTGATTGTTTTCGCCATCATCATTTCCTCCTATTTGATATTGGTTAGCTTTATCAGCATCTACATAATTTAAAGACTGTAGTCTTTTGTTTCCGTTCTCTATTGGTTCTAAACCAAGTAAAGCTCTGGATTCATTTAGTGACATAAGGCCAAGTCCCATAAGCTTTTCAATAGCATTCACTTTTGTTTGCCATGAAGCATATTGAAGTCGCTCACTAAAAAAGAGGATTTCCTCTCCTCTTTCTAGTTCATTTTGAGTTAGTAAGCCATTACTGAATGCCTCACTAAGTTGTATTGCGATAGGTTCAATTGCAGATTCATAAAATGCATTGAACTCTGTTTCATTGTACTGGTTGTTAAACACCGACTTTGAAACACCAAAATAATCTAAGATCTTACTTTGTAAGAAATCTAATGTTTGACTATCTACTAAAGTAGGATTCACATTTAAAGGCGTATAATCTGCTTTTGCATCAACAGGAACTATCGCTGATTCACTGCTTGTTGCTTTTTCAATAGCTCGATTAAATTCATCTATTTGTTTCTGCTTATCTGTTTCTTTAAGCATTCCATTAATTTTAAGAAGGCCTTTAATTTGAAAGCTAGATAACATTCCAGATTCAACTCCCTGTAATAAGGAATCATTAATCTTTAATGTTTTAAGCAAGGCTTCATGGCTTCCTGAGGATGAATTGCCACCAAAGAAATCATTGTTATAATAAAACCTTCTTAAATGGATCACGTTGTCATAAGGAAGTATGTAATTGCTCCCATCTTTAAAGTAAAACTTTAAATAGTAACTACCAGTGTTATCTTCTATTGGTTCAACAACTAATGGATTTAAAGGATAAAGACCTTTTAGCTTATAAGTCTGTTTATCATAAAGCGGATAAACAAATGCATTGTCGTTATAAAGAAGCAAACTAACAGTTTTATAAATAAACTGATAAGGTGTCATTAATGCATTAGGTTTGTACTTTAACAAAAAGGCGATAGGTCCATTCTTTTCTGTTTGAACACCATCGTCTCCTACTTTAATGTATCTTCCTTTTAGCTTTGCACATTGACTAGCAATTCTATCGATACAGATTCTAACTACATCTGAATTTGAAATGTTATCGCCAAATGGTACAAAAGGTAACTTGAGATCATTAAATACTTTATAAACTTCAACGTTCCCTACTTTTTTCTTTCTCTTAAAAAGTCCCACAATAACACCTCCTAGCTTTCCATAATTTCATAATCTTTTTTGTAAGTATTCAAAACCGAATAAGCAATGATCAATGCAACTGCTCCATCAATTCTTTTAAACTTACTATTTAGTTTTGAAGGTTGGATGTTTCCATTAATATCAACCTTCGCTTGAGTATTAGCTAGGCACCATTTAAGAATTGGATTGTTATTATAAATAACAAGTTTATTCTTTAAGTCTGCTTCTAGCTGTTTCATTGGTTCTGATAAGGTGAACACTCCCTGTCTTACTTTTTCCATTGTGAATCCGGCTTCTTCCATTTCATTAACCCAATACCTAGAGTTCCATGGATCATAGCCAATCCATAAAGGCCTGATGTCATAAGTTCTAACCATATCTAAGAACCAGTTAGTAACTAAAGAGAAATCGTTTTGATTTCCATCAGATAAAGTTAGGAGTCCTTTCTTTACCCATATGTCATAAGGAACTGAATCCTCCTCCATTCTTTTTTGTAATACCTCACTAGGCATAAAGAAATGAGGAATGACATATCTTTTTTTGTCCTTAACAATCAAGAGAACGCTTGCTGTTAAGTCTGTGGTTGAAGATAAATCAACACCACCGATAGCATAGCTATCACGTATCATTTCCATATCAAACTTTTCTTCATTATTTAAATCATCAAATGAAAGCCAAGAACCAGATTCAAGTTGCTTTATATTAAAATCCTTACAAAGCATCGTTAGTCTAGTTGATAGGTCATTCTTTGACTTATTCATAATGTCTTCTAGATATGATACGGTTTTGATTTTTCCTAAAGATGGATTAGACTTCATCCAGGTCTTTTTATCTTCGTAAATTTCATCAACTGAATCTTGTGTATAAAGCCATGGAAGTATCCTTTCATCTTTAATCTCGCCTTTGATCATCTTTCTTGCATATTCTAGTTTTTTATCAAGAAAGCCACCTACAACATTTCCTTCTGTTGTAATGATAAAAATCAAAGGTT